GAGATCAAAGAATGCGTTGTGACCCCGTGGTGTCCCTATAAACAGGGCAGAACCCTTGCGGTCAGATAACGCAGGACGGATAATCTCAGGAAACAATGTTTCAGGCATATCCGCGACTTCATCCATACAGGCAAAGTCGAGGTATATTCCCCGTAAACTGTCTGGCGTTTCAGCCCCCAGCAACTGTATGCGTGACCCGTTTGGCAGGTCACATCGCAATTCAGTCTCGTGAAACCGCACACTTGGTATTTTGCCAGCGAATTGTTTTAGATAATCCCATGCGACCGATTTGGCCTGTCTGTATGTCGGCGCGATATAAGCCACCCGTGCATTAGGCTTGTCACATAGGATGGCGTGACGCAGCAGGTGATTGATCGCTGCTACCGTCTTGCCGAACCGACGATGGCAGACCACCACAGCCCAACGGTGCTTATCAAGCTGCTCATGCAAATGGGCCTGAAGAGGTCGTGGCGTGTAGGGTATTGTTATCTCGGTCAATGCAGTGAGCCTCTAGGCGGCACTTCATCACCGTCATACTCATAATCAGCCATGACCTCGGATAGCCATTGCCGGGCCTCTGTGGGGCTGTGAAAGCCTTCAAGGATGACGATGAGGCTGTGCCTCTTGTCATTCGTAGGCATTGTGTAGGCATAATATATCATGGGCGGTCTAAGTGTGTGAGGCTCCATTGCTTCGATGTATTAATACGTATTAGAAACGGCGGTCGATTTCTGGGGGGTATGGGGGGGTCGCTCTGGAAAAAAACATTTCGTACAGCAGCAACGATCATTAAATATTATTGTATTCAGCCCAGTATACTGCGCTTCACAGCACAATGGGAAACAATCGGGAAACAAAAATAAAAGAAAAAACTTTTGGGGTATACTAGTTGAGAATGATTGTCACTTGCATCTTCTCATGCGCGAAGTGATAAGCTGACACAGCCCTACATATATATAGTCCATCACCCATCTACCTACGCTTCTTCGTCTTCTTCTTCATTGCCTTCTTGGCAGCAGCTTTACCAGCCTTCGTGTATGGATACTTCTTGCCCTTCACCATCGGCATTCTATTAACGTCCTTTCATCATTAACGTACCACTGTCATCAGCTCTTGATCCTGCAATCAATACATCACTAATGTACTTTGATAACGCTGTTGCTTTTTTCCCCGTTGATTCATCAGCAGGACCGGGAATTAGTATGTAATCCTTTGCATCCATTGCAGCACGATAAGCCTCTTGCCAATCGTTAAACCGTTTAAGCTGCCCTTGTTCATTCATTCTAATCATTGGAAACAACACCTCGCCGCCCAGCTCTTCACTGTAACTTGATGCTGTTCTTACAGTCTCATTACCCTCTGTCATTGGCGTTGATGGGTCCATTGCCCTTTGAAGCCATGCCGGGTACTCCGCTGGCATAAGGTCAGCAACGCTAGCCATCAGTCCGTTTAACCAGCTTTAATACCTTCGCAGCCTTGGCTTGTGCCTCACTGCTTACCTGCTCATCACCGCCACCCCATGACAGCGTAATCTCACCAGCGTTATCGACATCTTCCTTCTTATGCCTGACACCTCTTGGTTGCATTCGTGCAAAGGTCCACTTCAACGTGTCAATCTCTACCCTGCGTCGCTGTACCTCAGCGTTAGCAAACTTGGGATCAACGGCATCCAATGGTTGCCTTGCCAAGTCGTGCATCTCATCAGCCAGCACCTCTGCGCCAATAGCACGAGCACGGCTGTACATTTCATAGAGATCCTCATCGCGCTGCACAGCTTGCAGAACGGTTACCCAATGAGGTTGGCTAGGATCACTCTCGCAGATGCTGCGGAGGCTCTTACCCTTTGCCAGCTCGTCGCAAACCTTTAGCATTTTTGTCTTGTTGAGTTTTCCAGCCATAATATACTTTGCATAAAAAATGCCGGGCATAAGCCCGGCAATAGTTTTCAGAGAGAGGAGTGTCAAAATACAAGCAATCGTGATCGACAGCTTAACGAAATTAGGCTCACAAAATTTAGATCGAGTACATTGTTATTTATGTGGATTGTGCGATTTAGTGGATAATTAATTAAAAAGTTTCCAATTTAGTGCTTGCAATAGTAACCAATAGTTACTATATAAGGTTATATAAACAACCGAGAGAGGACTACACAATGGAAAAAATTAAAATTGAAAACGTAAAAAAGGGTGATTTTGTCCGTCGCAAGCCTGACGCTAAAAAGGTGTTTCGTGCTGGTGGTTATTGCAAATTTGAACGGAAATATATTCTTGATGATTATGACGACATTAGCCGTTGTATTTCCATCAAAAAAGGCACCGACGTATTTGTTGGTTTTACTTATTAAAAGGAGCCAGAACAATGAAAATATCTTTCACTTATGAGTTCGATGGGGAGAACGAAAAAATTATGAGGAATCATTGGAAAGAATACAAAAGAGAGGGTGAAACCTTTAAGGAATTTTTAACGGGTGTTGCTTGGGTTGGGTTAGACGCATACGTCAACCAGCGCAACTTGGATCACAAAGAAGAACTAAAAGAGCAAGCCAGACATGAAAAATTTTTTGGGAAGACTGAACGATGACCTACGCATGGATAATCACAAAAGATAAAATCAGCAGCGATGACGTAGGCACTATAGGCCCAGCAGAGATTAATACCGAATTAAAAAAATCACTGAAGGCTGGAAAGGGTCAGGAGTTCAAAATGTTCGACGATGATCAGACCCTATACTACGAGGGATTAATCGTCGGTGACTATACGGGCTTTGAGCCCCTTGATGATTTTGGGATGCCGAACGCTGGATGCACCGCAATCGCGTATAAAAATAAAAGCAATGTATTTGAAATAATTTAAGGGCGATCAGGGTCTAACAACGAACCAGCTGCGCCAGTGGTACAAGCGGAATGGTTTCAAGGTAGACCGGCAGCTGCGAATAGTCCGTCCTAGAAAGGAGCAAGGATAATGACAAAAAGAACATATTACGAGTGGGCCATTAGAACTGTTTATACTGATTCTGAGATTGCAGACGTTAGCCATTTTAAAGTATTCCCATCATCGACTATTGCTAGCCTAGAATTAGAAAAATACGATGTTGAAATAGAACTAAAAAAAGACGTTTGCTATTGGGATTCAGATGTTACCAAACAGGAAGTGGATTCTGGTTTGGTAGAACCAGACGTTCAACATGATTATTATGCTCAGTTTAAAAATGGCAAACTGGAAGAATTTTTTGAGGATGGTGAACGTGTGCCAAAAAGATTTCACAAAGAAGCGGCGTACTATCATCGGATCAAAGCAACGAAGTAGGAAGGACTGAACGATGGAAAACTTGCACATAGGCACTGAAATTTTCTTCAACGGCGACCAAGCTAATCGTGAGGGCTTCGGCAAGATCGTCGGCGTCAATTGTGATAGCTTTTGCAGCCGCTGGTACGACATTGAGTTAGATGATGGTCGTAAGATCAGCCAGCTCCCACACGTTTGCTTTAGTCCTGAGTACGGGGGCGGCGGTTTGACTAGATTTGTTACCAAAGCCGCTTATGATAAATGGCGTGCAGAAGGGCTTGCACGCTTTGAGGCTGAATATAAGAAAAGACAGGAGGGGTGAACGATGGAAGTAAATCTCGAAGTGTTTGACGATTTATTCAAAGACTACATGAATAAAGACACAAGTAAGATTACTACTCTGGGTGAACTATCAAAACATCAGGACCAAATTTTTAACGCAAACTTTGCGCTGCAAAAAATCTTAAA